AAGACACAAAAAGAACAAGAGTTGCTAGAAAATATTCTTACTACGGTAGGGAAAACTCTTTAATGAGTTACGTTGACGCTATCCAGGACAAAGAGCGAGATATTATTCATGTAGTTGAGCGTGTAAACGGCGTTCGACGTTATGAATCGTATCCCGCTAACTATGTATTTTACTATAGCGATCCTAAAGGCAAATATCGTTCAGTATACGATGAGCCGGTATCACGATTCAGTTGTCGCAAGCGTGGTGAGTTTCAAAAAGAACTCAAGATACACAGCGGCAAAAAAATCTATGAGAGTGATCTAAATGTCATATTTAGATGTTTGAGCGAGAACTACTTAGGTAAAGACAGTCCACAATTACAAACATGTTTTTTCGACATTGAGACTGACTTTGATCCCGAGAAGGGTTTTGCGCCCACTACCGATCCGTTCAACCCAGTCACAGCTATCTCGCTGTACTTAGATTGGTGTGATCAACTAGTTACACTTGCGATTCCACCTAAGTCAATGACACCCGAGACTGCCGGGGAGATCAGCGGCGAGTTTGAAAATACATTTATCTTCGACAATGAAACTGACATGTTCAACATGTTTTTTGATCTGATCGAAGACGCAGATGTACTAACAGGCTGGAATAGTTCAGGGTACGATATTCCATACATGGTCAATCGTGTCACTCGTGTAATGTCTAAAGATGACACACGCAGATTCTGTTTGTGGAACCAACTACCAAAGCCACGTACTTACATTATGTTTGATCAAGAACAACAGACCTATGATTTACTAGGTCGTGTTCACATGGACTATCTTGAACTGTACAAAAAATACAACTATGAACAACGTCACAGTTACAAGCTAGACTACATCGGTGAGATGGAGGTTGGCGAAAACAAAACACAATATGAAGGTTCGCTTGATCAGTTGTATAATAAAGATTGGAAACGATTCTTAGAGTACAACCGTCAAGATACTATGTTGTTGTTTAAGATTCATGACAAGTTAAAGTTTTTGAATCTAGCATCAGATATCGCACATCAAAACGGCGTACTACTACAAACAGCAATGGGTTCTGTTGCGATGATTGATCAAGCAGTTGTCAACGAGGCACACGAACGTGGCTTAGTTGTGCCATCACGTGATCGTAATCGTGAAGAATCAGAAACAAAAGCTGCTGGCGCATGGGTAGCTATTCCGAAAAAAGGCATTCACGAGTGGATTGCAGCAGTTGATATTAACTCGCTGTATCCGTCTGTGATCCGCGCACTAAACATGGCACCCGAAACTATTGTGGGTCAAATCAGACCGCACATGACAGACAGATACATCTCAGAGCGACTTGAAGGTGGCATGGGATTCTCAGAGGCATGGGACGGACTATTCGGCACACTAGAGTACACTGCTGTAATGAATCAGGAGCGTGGCACACTACTAACAGTAGACTGGGAGCGTGGCGGTAGCGAGGAGGCAAGTGCGGCAGAAATCTGGAAAATGATTTACGATTCGAATCAACCCTGGATGTTGTCAGCAAACGGCACTATCTATACCTATGAGCGTGAGGGCGTAATCCCTGGATTGTTATCTCGTTGGTACTCGGAGCGTAAAGACTTACAGAAGAAACTCAAAGAAGCCGCTACTCCTGAAGAGCGTGAGTTCTATGACAAACGACAACTTGTCAGAAAGATTCTACTTAATAGTGCGTACGGCGCACTACTCAACGAAGGTTCACGATTCTATGATCTACGTCTAGGTCAAAGTACAACACTAAGCGGTCGTTGTATCGTGCGGCACATGGCATCATTCTTGAACGAAGCAATCACGGGAGAGTATGATCATGCTGGTGAAGCAATCATCTACGGCGACACAGACTCTTGTTATTTTACTGCGTGGCCGACATTATCAAAGAACGCAGACATGGCCGCAACGTGGAATAAAGACGTAGCGATTGAGATTTACGATCAACTAGGTGATCAAGTTAACGAATCGTTTCCCCAATTTATGGAACGTGCGTTTCACACTACACGCAAGAACGGCGCAATCATCAAGTGCGGTCGTGAATTGGTAGCTGATCGTGGCATCTTCGCAACTAAAAAGCGTTACGCAGTTAACATCATCGACAAAGAAGGCAAACGACTTGACAGGGATGGTGCTCGTGGCAAAATCAAAGCTATGGGCATGGACTTGAAGCGGGCCGACACTCCTAAGTATGTTCAAAAGTTTTTGCTTGATGTACTTGAAGATGTGCTAGGAGGCACAGATCGACAAATCATTATTGATAAGATTCGTGAGTTCAAACATACACTAGGTGAACGTGAGCCGTGGGAACTAGGTCGACCTATGTCTGTTAAAAAGATATCTACATATCAACAACAAATCGAACGAGCAAACGGCGGTAAAGTTAATATGCCGCAGAACGTGAAAGCAAGTTTGAATTGGAATTATCTGAGACGCATGAATTCGGACAATTACTCACAACAAATCATGGACGGCAATAAGATTATCGTGTGTAGATTGCGAAAGAATGCTCTAGATATGGATAGTGTTGCGTATCCAACTGATGAGTTGCGACTTCCACAATGGTTCAAAGACTTGCCGTTTGATACAGAACTTATGATCAGCGGTCTTGTTGATGAGAAAATTGAAAACATGATTGGCGTATTGGAGTGGGACTTGCGTGGCAGCACTAACATCAATTCAACATTCTCTGATCTATTCTCATTCACATGATTCATCCAAAACAATTGACTTTTTACACAACCTATCGTATCATTACGATAACGAATATTAAACTAAAGGAAAACTATGAAAGACCAACTTAACGATATTATCAGTCATACCCAACAACTGGGTTTTATTGATCTGATCAAAGTTACTGGCACAGATCAGGGAACCGCTATCAACGGTATCGCAGAAGATCGTACAGTTATTATCACCGGTAAGTTCAAAGTACCGCACTCCGACTTCATCGGTACATTTGGTATGCCGAACTTAGGTAAGCTCAAGACTATCGTAGGCTTTGAAGAGTACGATGAGAAAGCCAAGATTACTATGACAACGCAAACTCGTGATGGCGTAACGGTTCCAAGCGCAATTCACTTTGAAACAGCTACCGGCGATTTTATCAATGACTACAGATTAATGTCGCAATCTATCGTTGAAGAAAAAGTCAAAGCAGTTAAATTTGCTGGCGCTACATGGAACGTAGAGTTTGAACCAAAAGTAGTTAACATTCAACGACTAAAGAAACAAGCCGCAGCTAATAGTGAGTCACTTACTTTTGTAACAAAGACAGACGGCACAAATCTCAAGATTCACTTTGGTGATGTATCAAGTCACAGTGCTAACTTTGTATTCGAGAGCGACATCGGCGGTTCACTCGCACGTGCGTGGGCATGGCCAGTCAAGCAATTTATCTCTATCATGGACTTAGCTGGCGACAAGAAGATTTACATCTCAGATCAAGGCGCTATGAAGATTACTGTTGATAGTGGTATCGCAGAGTACGAATACTTGTTACCAGCACAACAGGCTTAATCGTGATTAATAGTGTGATCGGTGGTTCTGGAGTACAGGTTCATAATGGTCACGGTGGAGGAATTTACGTATCTGGCGACTTTTATCAAATGGGACAGGGTATACCGGGCGAACTAAGAATGTTGGGTAATACTTTGTACGTTTGGACTAATAGTTGCTGGAATCCAATTACTAATCCATCAACTATTATCGAACTAACACAGGAAGTTCAATCATTGCTCGACTGGGCACGTACTGCCAAGAGTCGTGAAGACAACTTGAAAAAGTTGGCAGAAAAATATCCATCTGTTCAGACTGCGATTGACAACGTTAATACGGCGCAAGCACAACTTGAACTTATTTCGGCACTGGTATACGAACATGAATGAACAGCATCGTGCAGCACTGAACGAGCGCAGAATCAGATCAATCGAACAAGCTAGCCGGTTGATCTGGTACCCTGTGAATTTTTGTGAGCACGTGTTCAACATCGGCATCAGTGTGTCCAATAATCGAGACTTAGAAACATTTAGTGAGTTAGATTCATCCAAACTGCTTGACAAATTACCCCAAGACAGTGTAATATCTAACTCACTAGACCTCATAATGATCAGTGACCATCTTTTTCAGGCGGTCACTGAACATTATACCAATCATAACATTACTATCGATGTTATGTTTTTTGACCAAACGGTACTCAGTACCACCTATAATTTTAACAATCAGCCATTTTAGGAGAATATTATGGCCAAGCATCAGTATCAATCAAACCCACGTGTCAATCAAATTTTCGATGATCTCGAACGGTATCGTGATTTTTGTGTAGAGTTCGGTTACAAGTTTGACGAGGCTAATCTGTACAACATGCGTAACTATGCGTATCAACAGTACTCAAAGTTTACGGCTCGCAAAAACTTCAAAAATCAGTGGCAAGAAGACGCAAGACGTTTTGCTCAACACTCACTCTAAGGACAAATCACAGTGATTTTTAACATAGCAAAAGAACTCAAAGACAAAGGTCTAAAGATCGGCATCACTGCTAGTCAGTTTGACTTGTTACACGCCGGTCACATAGCCATGTTATCTGAAGCAAAAAATCACTGTGATTATCTGATCTGTGCACTACAAAACAACGCAACCTGGGATCGTCCAGAAAAAAATGCGCCGGTTCAAAGTATCGTAGAGCGACAAATTCAACTAGCTGCCACCAGATATGTTGATGAAGTTGTAATTTACAATACAGAAAAAGACCTTGAAGATATCTTGTTGACACTACCTATAGATGTTAGAATCTTAGGAGTAGAATACGAGGATAAAGAATTTACCGGCAGAGAAATTTGTCGTAATCGTAATATCGAATTGGTTTTTAATAGTAGGGATCACAGTTTCAGCAGTAGCAGTCTGAGACGCCGTGTTTATGAAGCGGAACAATCAAAGATTGACAATAAATCTAAATAAGTGTATAATTTCAACATGAAGACTCTAGCAAGCTCAGTATTTTTCGCCCTTTGGATCGTAGGCATCGTACTCGCCAAAGGCTTTTGGTCAACGTTCTTCGCAATTGTATTCCCTTTCTGGGGCTACTACCTTGTTGCTGAACACTTTGTAACAAAATACTTATTATGAACAAACGGATCGGATTTGCCTGTAAGTGGATTGATACTCCCGAACAAACAGAGGGTCTCAAACCTAAAGACAGTGCACGCCAATACACAACAGGCACTACAACTGTAGCTTGGCTTTCTAGGCAAACTCGTGAAGTTGCTGAACAACGACTGTGGGACTTGATGGTCGACAACATCGAGGCTACACGTAAACTTGTAGAACGTGTTGGTGATTTAGATCCATCGTTGCGTATGATGCGTCTTAGTTCCGACATACTACCGGTTTCGACACACGTAGACTGGAAATATTTCTGGCAACGTCCGGATGTGATCGACTACTGCGAGCGTGGTTTTGCTAAAATTGGCGAAATTGCTAGACTGCAGGGAGTTCGATTGTCGTTTCATCCAGGACAATTCACAGTACTAGCTAGTGCTAATGATAACATTGTGGAGACTTCAATTGAAGAATTCGAATATCACACGAACATGGCTCGATGGATGGGCTACGGTAAACAATTCCAAGACTTCAAAATCAACGTACACATTAGTGGCAAACGTGGCCCCGATGGTATCCGTCAAGTACTGGGCAGACTCTCACCAGAAGCCCGTAACACCATTACTATCGAGAACGAAGAGAATTCGTGGGGTTTAGATGACTGTCTCACCCTCATTGACGTTGTGCCCATCGTACTCGACTTACATCACAACTGGTGTCGTGAAGGCGAATACATTGACGCAGTTAGTGACAAGGTCAAACGTGTGATTGATAGCTGGCGTGGTGTCAGACCAACCTTACACTACAGTGTTAGTCGTGAAGACATACTAGTTGATCATTGTGCTAACACACTGCCTGATCGCAATGTGCTGATCGAGTCTGGCAACAACAAACAAAAACTTCGTGCACACAGCGACTTCTACTGGAACAACGCAGTGAACGATTGGGCACTATCATTTACTGATAATTTTGACATCATGTGCGAATCAAAAGCTAAAAACTTAGCTAGCTTTGAACTTTTTAAGAGATTGAATAATGTTTGATGGCGTTAACTTATACAAACCAGACAAAATTATTAGATTGTCTGAATTATCAGATTCTAGTGAGATTTATGGCATCATGAAAAAAATGGGCGCAAGAAGTTATGCCTATGGAATAGGTTATCAGCCAGATGATGAGTTGAGAATTATTTTTGTTAAAATTGGAAGAAGTAGTCCAGACCACGATAGACAAAATGATATTCACGGTGAACGCTTAGTAAGACAAGTAGCACATTTATCTGGTTGGCCATCTACTAAAATTAGTTCTCATGGCCAAGATTATGTGAACGGATTAGAAGAGGCCATCAAACTAGATAAGTTGCCACCTCGTTGTTTGAAAAAAGATAACACGATCATAGGAATCTGGAATTGTCATCCAAATTTCAGAACTTGCAAAGTAGTGGCAACAGAATTGGAACAGAGTCGCTGGTTGGAGGCACACTTGTGTAAGTTATATAAAAATGATTTTAATGATACTCTTCCATTACTGAATAAAGTAGATCCAGCTACATCTAAAATTTTAGAACAGTCAAAAATTATGATTCAAAAAGATTCAATAGATACAAATGCAGGATTATTTAAGTTCAATTAAATATTATGCTTAGACTACCAATCGATCCGTATCTATACAACGCTACAAATTGGTGGTGGAAGAACAATCATCAACAGTATGAAAACACCTATGATGATCCGCATGAAGAAGCGGATATGATCTATCGTATCTATCAAGACTGGATGCGAGAACAGGGTGTGATCATTCGTGAACCGAATACTACTCAAGCCGGCATCTTTTTTGTTGATGAAGAATCAATGACTGTTTTTGTGTTGCGCTGGGGTTAATTTATGAACACTCACTTTAGAACTAAATAACATGCCACTAGATAGAAACTTCGGTGATCAATTGTTTCGTGCTAGATGTTTAGGTTGGACATACTCATTCGCATGGCGACCACACCGTTGTGAAATTAGCAACAAAATAATTTGGTTGCGTTGGGCTTATCGTGGTACAGCGTGTCACAGGTGTGGAGATCATTTTATTTACGAACATCGCTGGCGTGACGGCGTTGAACACTTGATAGAAGTACTTAGAACGTAATGGACAAATAATGTTTGATAAGATAAAAAACTTTTTTAAAAAAACTGAGCTACGAGAGCCAGCATACACTGAGCCAAAAAAGACTCGTAAGCCAAAACAATCAGAGTCAAAGCTCACTGAGAAAGAACGTGCGACCGCAGCAGGTGAGCCCTACATCGCTATTGTTCGTGTAGATGTAGATCCCAATAATATCAACAGCGGCGCATTTGAATTAGACTGGAATCAAAAATTCGCGGCAAATCTGGCACGTGCTGGGTATCAAGCAAAACCGGGCGAAAGTGAAGATGTAATCGTAGATCGTTGGTTTCAAACTGTGTGTCGTAATATTGCTCTTGAAGTGTATGAGCAAAACGCAGCCGACCCCGATTTTCGTGAAGCCGATGCACTGCGTGAAGAGCTACGACACATACGCAGTCGTGATCTAGGCAATGGCCGTTCCGAAGTTAGTTAACCAATTTATCCAAAAACGCTTGACTTTAATAACCCACCGTGATAATATGTGTATATTATTCAACAGTGGGTTAAATTTATGAAAAAATACATCTTAGTAGACACAGCAAATCTATTCTTCAAGAGTAGACACTTTGCTAGTCGTGCTGCCACCGATGACGAAAAAATCGGCATGGCTATGCATCTTACACTCACTGGCGTTAACAGTATTATTCGCAAGTACGGCGCAGAGAATACGCATGTGGTATTTTGCTTAGAGGGTCGTAGTTGGCGTAAAGCTGTGTACGCACCATACAAAGCTAATCGTGCTGTAAAGAATGCTGCACTTACTGAAAAAGAAGCGGAACTGGACAAGATGTTCTGGGAAACTTATGACGAGTTCACACGTTTCTTGACAGAGAAAACAAACGTATCCGTGTTGCGTTGTCCAACAGCAGAAGCCGATGATCTGATCGCACGTTTCGTACACCTACACCCGCACGATGAACACACTATCGTTAGTAGCGACGGTGACTTTGCTCAACTTATCTCGACAAATGTCAGACAGTACAATTCAATGGCAGGACATCTTGTCACTATTGATGGATTCTATGATGATCGTGGTCGTGAAGTAAAAGACAAGAAAACCGGCGAACATAAAAAATTAGGTGACCCACAATTCTTGCTGTTTGAAAAGTGTATGCGTGGCGACACATCAGATAATGTGTTTAGTGCTTATCCAGGTGTGCGTACTAAGAGTACTAAGAAAACAGTAGGCTTAATCGAGGCATTTGAAGATCGTGAGCGCAAGGGTTTCAACTGGAACAACTTAATGTTACAGCGTTGGGTAGATCACAACGGCGAAGAACACAAAGTGTTGGATGATTATCAGCGCAATGTACAGTTATGTGATCTAACAGCACAGCCGACAGAAGTAAAAGAGGCAGTCGATCAATCGATTCGTGACGGTGTTAGTGTCCCCCATGTCGCAGGCGTCGGTATCAATCTTATGAAGTTTTGCGCTAAATATGATCTTGCTAAGATCGGCGATAACGCAGAACAGTACGCACGTTGGTTAAATTCCGCATACAGCGGTGTATTGCGAGACGCATCGTGATATTTGTATTAACGCTTCATGATATCGTTGTGTATGGTAGTCTAGCGATTATAGTTTTGATAGGCGCCGCAATGACAATTCGTACCGCAGTCAAGCAACGTTTTTGTCCGCACGACACCTATAGAGAAAACAGCCAATGTAACGCTATTTGTCGAAACTGCGGTAAAGACTTAGGGTTCATTGAACCGTGGCGGGAGCGTGATCGCAAACGTCTTGAAGAAAATAAACATAGAGAAGAAAAATGATGACAAATCTAATAGCTAAACCGATAGTAAAAAATCAACTGTGGGTTATTGTAGATGGCAACAGAAAGATAGGCAACGTCGAGGCAGACGGTACTGGATACTCGGTGAAGATCGGCGGCGACACACTACACTATGCTGATACAAAAT